GGACTTCTTACCGGATTCACTCATTGTCGATGAGTATCTCAGTTATCTCGCGGATCGATTCAGCCTGTGTGTCGAGAATCTCACGAAACTCCTCAAACATCTTTTTGATCTCTGCTACCTCGGCCTTGATCTCCTTGACCTGCTCCAGAGTCTTCTGCGATGAGGGGGTGTCAGTGTACTTGTCGGGGTCAAATAGCCGACCCTGAACAGGAGGGACAAGGGCAGGTCGTCTATCGGGGTGATCCGACATGGCTCCTCTCATATCCCTGAAAGGGTTGTGCTCACTGTCAGCCCAGTCTCTGTTACGTGTATATGTGTCACTCATCTTCTGCTCCAAATACTGCTTTCACTGCGGCCTGACGGATGCGTTCCTGCAATCCTAAGTCCTGACGAACCATATCGTACAGTTCATCCTTCTTGCTGGCAATCCTCTCGCCCTCAAACTTGTAGCGTCCTTCAAACAACTCCAGAGCGAGGGCGACGTTTACGATGTCTTTAACCACGTCAAAGTCCCCCATACGGAACCCAACCGTGTCTGCAAAGTAGAAGTCAGTTACAGCAATCTGCTGAGGGCGGTAGGTCTTGTTCTTGATGACACGCATCTTGATCGACTGGCCAACACGACTGTCCAACTTGGACCCTTCGCTGATCCATTCGTCACGGCGCACTTCGACCCGAGTGAAGTAGAAGTAGTTTTTAGCCTTACCTCCGGGTGTCGTGCGGGGGTCACCGTACATGACGCCGATCTTGTCACGCCACTGGTTGATGGCAATCAGCGTTACGTCACGCTCACCCTCATGGCGGCGCTGTGCCTTTGCGCACTTGCGGAAGAACTTACCCAGCAACAAAGCCCCTACGCCGACCGTTGCCTCGTCCATGTTCTTCTCGACCTCACGATCAGGTACGAGTGCAGGAATCGAGTCAATGATGACGCAGTCGACAGCACGGTTCTCGACAGCGGTGAGGATGAACTCAAGAGTAGATTCCATCTCGTTGCTCTCTACGACCCAAAGCCGGTCTAAGTCCACGCCAAAAGATGCGGCGTACTCAGGTACGTACTCTTCGGCTGCAATCCACAGAGCCTTCCACTCTGGATCACGAGCCTGATTGGTAGCAATGGTCTTATACGCAATGGCCGTCTTGCCCGACGACTCTTCTCCAATGATCTCATTCCACTGGTTAGCGGCCCAGCCACCACCTAGTGCGAGATCGTAGGCAAGAATCCCTGTGGGAGTGTGTGCCGTCTCTTGACGTGCCTCACTACCCTTCATCAGTACGTGCTCTCCGTACTTCTTCTGGATTTCTGCCGCTAGTTCTTCGATGCTTTTGTGCTCCACTTATTCCCCTTAGTTGTTATGTTCGATCTAAGCCCAACTGGACTCCAGCCCTTGTGAGTAGGCTCCGTTGTAACCACACTCAAAACAGTGGGGGCGAGGAGTCTGCCCGTTGACACGGGCGGCACCTGCTCCCATACCGGAGTACGCAGTATAGCCGGTAGCGCTACCGCAGGCAGGGCATGCCATATTACCTTCGGTACGGTGAGCCTCACCACCACGCCACAACCGCATAGCCTCACTCATACTGATCTCAGCGTTAGCGGCACGATTAGGGTCCAGAACCTGCTGGCGTTCTCCTTGGTTCAGAGGCACGCCCTCCATAGTCGGCTGTGGTGCAGGTGCTTGCGGTTGCTGTTGTACAGGCTGTACCTGTTGTGGTTGCTGAACCGGCTGAGGCTGTGCCGGGGCGACTGTAATACCGTGCCGTGCAGGTTGTGTCTGCCCTAACGTGTTAGCCCCCCACGAGGCGTTCTTTGTCATCAATGTCCTCCTCCGAGTTCCAGATTTCTTCTAACTTATTCAAAAAGTCTAACTGAGTAAAGTCAAAGTCTGTGGCTGAAGAAAGCATGATGTCTGGAATATCTGGCTTGTCAACCAACTCTATGACACCAGCATCCATCAGCAACCCAATAAGTGCGACACCGTAGGAAGTCAACTTATCTAAATGCTCAACGCCTGTATTAGCGTCAAACTTTCTGTCCGGGTCCATGTACTGGTTCATCCACCACGCACAGTTAGCGATAATTTCTCCTGCTTTGCCTTGTTGCAAAGACAGCCACAGAGCCAGCACATCACGCATCTCCGCTTCCATGATGTCATCGGCTGGAGTCATAAACCCAGCCTCGTCACTAGCGATGTCGTGCCCGCCGAATGGTGATAGTCGCAAGTAAAAGTTACGCTGGCCCAGCCTGCGGGCTTCTTCATCATGCATAATCATCCCTTCGCCTCCGCCCAAGACTGAGCAAAGTGTGCTTCGACTTCCAAACTAACTCCCATGATCACCTTACCATTTCCCATGGCTCTCTCGATGGTTGACGCCCACTCAACTACCTCATCAGTGGGTACTGAGACGACTAACTCGTCATGCACCTGCACCAGCATCTTGCATTTAGGGTAAGGCAACGCCGAACTAACTGTGAGCATCGCATCCTTACATATCTCAGAAGCAGTCCCCTGAACTATAGCGTTAATAGCCTGACGTTCCGCCCTCGACTTCTCTGCAAAATCATCTGATGAGAGGCCCGGAACTCTCCGTCTACGACCGTACATAGTCTCAACGTACCCTTGCTTACGGGCCTTCATTAGGACATTGGCCTTCCACGAGGTCAAACCTTTGTACCCTGCGTTGTAGTTATCTACGACAACACGAGCCTCATCAAGAGATAACTGACCACCAGTAGCATCGACAAGACGCTTAGGACCGCCGCCGTAGCCCATGAGGAAGTTCGGAACTTTTCCATAGATCGTCCTCTCTTCCCCTGTCACTTCTTCGGGGGGCTTCCCTAAGATGACGCTAGCAGTACCGGCGTGTACGTCGATGTTGTTCTCAAAGATGTTCATCAACTCAGGGTCCTGCGAGTACATAGCCATGATGCGCATCTCGATCTGAGAGTAGTCAGCCACTACAAGACTGTTCCCCGGCTCTGCCACAAACAATCCACGAACCCTGCCGTCTCTAGGAATGTTCTGAAGATTAGGGTCACTAGCGGATAGGCGTCCTGTAGCAGTCCTATGCAAGTGAAACTGGGGATGGAGGCGACCACTGTGAAGTAGTGGGATCAGCCCATCAACATACGTCGACTTCATCTTCTTCAACTCGGCGTACTCCATCAGCATGTCAATGACGGGGTGCTTGCCCTGCAATGACTTCAAAGAGTCGTCATCCACACTTGGATTACCTTTGGCTGTCACCTTCTTCGGCTTCAGACCAAGACCGCCCTCACGCTTCTTACCGAACAAGAACTTGGCCTTGTGAGCGTTACTGTCAGGATTGAAACCGACAGGGGCGTACTGGGAGATGTCCAATAACTTCGTGTTGAGGTCGAGGTCGAGTTCCTTGCGGAGATTCTTCATAGCACGCTGGTTGACGGCGATACCGTTCATCTCCATCTGAGCGAGGACACTAAGGACATCTAAGTCAAGGTAAAGAGCCTTAGACAGAGACGGCACAGCCATAATCGACTTGTACAAACGCCGGTAAAGCATCCAAGCCCAACGGGCGTCATAGTGAACGTAGCGGCACGCCTTGCTGAAAGGCTCTGTCGTGATGGTTTTACCGATCTTGCCGTCCCTGTGATAAGGATCAAAGCCGTACACACGATCAATGATGTTCTTCAGACTGTACGAGGGCAGGTTCTCGTCCACGATATGCATGAGGATCATGGTGTCGATATACCTACCTTTAGGTAGTTCGCCACCGTAGTACTTAGCCACTGACTTCACATCGAACTTGATGTTCTGATTGACCTTAACGATCCCCTCATCCATGAACAGCGGTTCTAAAGCAGTAAAGACCTGCTCTTGTGTTAACTGCTCCGGGGGATCTGTGAACGTAGCAGGAATGAAGTACTTCGCCCTCGCCATCGACTCCTTACCAGAAGCAAGTACGGCTCTGTGGCCCTCAGGGGGAATGGTACTGCCATCGCCCCTATCCTCTGGTACGAGTATCTCACCGTTGGGGTGACCCATAGGGATAGCCCAAGAGTGGTTACGGGTGGCAATGCCTATCCAAAAGACCTCGTTACGCAATGTGTCAATGGCCACGTTTCCACGCCACTTATCTTCAATAGCCTGACGTGAACGCTCACGAACTGACGGATGATTAACCTTCAGAGTGGCCTCTTTAGCAATCCACTCCTGCTCTACGAGGTCCATCACATCAGCGTGACGTTCAATGTTGCCACGTGTCTCTACGTCAAACGAGAAGACTCCCTCCTCCTTGACGATATCGACGATGGTCGATAATTCCGATATAGACAACACAGCGGGGGCACTCGGCCCCCGCTGGTCGCCTGCACTGTTGAGGTTCACGTCAGTTGTCGTAATCCATGTCCTCTGCCGCAATGGTGACGAGAGTCTTACGGTTCGGGATGGGGACAATACTGTCGTCGTAGGACTCTGACTTCAGTGACTCGATGCGCTCCTCAGTGAGCGGGTCAATGTTCCACTCTTCTTCCAAATCACGCTCACGCACCATCTGGTGGTTGGTCTGTGAGGTCGGACCCTTACCACTACGGCTGATCGCCCAGTAGTGCTTAGGGAGCGGACCCTGCTGAGGGGACTGATGGAAGTTCTTAAGGGAGTCGATCACACGGGGACCGACCTCGTAGGAACGGATAACTGTTTCTCCGT